CTCACAAACACACGGCCGCGAAATGCGCCCAGGAAAGGGGATGGCACGCTGATGGCCGGTCGGCGCCCAACTCCGACCGCACTCCGTCTGATTCGCGGGAATCCTGGGAAGCGACCGCTCCCGAAGCACGAACCGCGCGCGACCGTCGTCAATCCGCCGCCACCGAAGCATCTGGACAAGGCCGCCGCGGCCATGTGGCGGAAACTCGCTCCAGTGCTCGCCGAGCTGCGCGTCCTCACCGACGCCGATCTCGCCGCGCTCGAGCTGACCTGCAACGCCTGGTCGGAGTATCAGGCTGCGTGTGCGTTCATTGCGAAGCAGGGCGCCTGGTACACCACGGTGAACGAGCTCGGCGGCGAAATGGTCCGTAGCAACCCGGCGCTGGTCGAGCGCGGCGACGCCTGGCGGCGGTTCAAGGCCGGGCTGGTCGAATTCGGCCTGACGCCCGCCAGCCGCTCGAAGGTCGCCGCTCTGCCGGCGGAGCCGGAAGATGCAATGCGGGAGTTCCTGGGTGGCAAGTAAGAAGGCCAAGCCGGGCAAGAAGCGCGCGGCTGCCAAGCCGAGAAATGGAATCTCCCGCGACTTCGTTCCGTGGCAGTACGCCGTCGGCGTTGTGGATGGCAAGATCCCGGCCTCGCGCCTCGTCCGCCTTTCCTGCGAGCGCTTTCTGGGCGAGCTCTCGCGGTTCGGCATTGCCCAGCGTCGCGGCATCTGGTTCGATCGCGAGGCGGCCGAGCGCGCCTGCCGGTTCTTCCCGTCGCTGCTGCGCCACCACAAAGGAGAGTGGGCGGGGCAACCGTTCACGCTCGAGCCGTGGCAGCAGTTCATCGTGGCCAACGTCTTCGGCTGGCGGCAGGCGGATGGCCGGCGCCGGTTCCGAAAGGCGTTCATCGAGATCCCCAGGAAGAACGGGAAGAGCCAGCTTGCGGCTGGCGTCGGCCTGTTGCTGCTGGCCGCTGACCAGGAGCCGGGCGCGGAGGTCTACTCCGCCGCCACGAAGCGAGACCAGGCCTGCATCGTTCACGACGAAGCAACCCGCATGGTGCGCTCGTCCGAGGCGCTGAAGCGGCACGTCGGCGTCTTCCGCCACAACCTGCACGTTCTCGCGTCGCACTCGAAGTTCGAGCCGCTGAGCTCGGACGAAAACACCCTGGACGGCCTCAACCCCCATGGCGTGATCGTCGACGAGCTGCACGCCCACCGAAAACGCGACCTGCTTGACGTGCTCGAGACAGCCATGGGCGCCCGCCGGCAGCCGCTCATGTTTCAGATCACCACGGCCGGATACTCCCGCTCCTCGGTCTGCTGGGAGCTCCACGAGTACGGCCGAAAGCTCCTCGAGGGGAACGTCGAAGACGACTCGTTCTTCTGTTACATCGCCGCACTCGACCCGGGCGACGACTGGAAGAAGCCGGAAACCTGGGCCAAGGCCAACCCCAACTTCGGGATCTCGGTCAAGCCGGACTACCTGAAGCGCGAAGCCGCGCAGGCTGCGCTGATCCCGTCGAAGCAGAACGCCTTTCGGCGCCTGCATCTGAACGACTGGACCGAGCAGCGCGACCGCTGGATCGACCTCGAGGTCTGGGACGCCTGCGGCTCGCCGGTCGACCCGGCAGAGCTATCCGGCCGGCGCTGTTTCGTTGGCGTCGACCTGTCGAGCAGTCGCGACGTGACCGCCGCGGTCGCCTACTTCCCGGCGGATGACGACGACGAGCCGGGCTCCGTGCTCGGCTGGTTCTGGGTTCCCGAGGAGAACATCCAAGCGCGAGTTCGGGACGACGGAGTGCCGTTCGACGCCTGGGCGAACGCCCAGCTCGTGACGGCCACGCCGGGCAACGTGATCGACTACGCCTGGATCCGACGCCAGGTCAACGAGCTGCGGGAAGAGTTCGAGTTCGACGTCGTCGAGGTCGCTTACGACCCGTGGGGCGCTGTCCAGCTCGCCACCGAGCTCGGGGACGACGGGTTCGTTGTCGTCCCGATGCGGCAGGGCTTCGCGACGCTCTCGCCCGCGATGAAGGAACTGGAGAAGCTCATTCTCTCCCGCCGGCTGGCACACGGGGGCAATCCCGTGCTGCGCTGGATGGTCGGCAACGTGGCCACGAAGCAGGACCCGGCCGGCAACATCAAGCCGGACAAGTCCGCCTCGAGCGATCGCATCGACGGCGTCGTCGCCCTCGCCATGGCAGTCGGGAGGGCCACCGTGCACACCCAGGGCTCCGGCTCGGTCTACGAAGAAAGGGGAATCCTCTCCCTGTGAACGCGCGCAAGTGGACTGCCGTCGAAGCGCTCGAAGCGCTGGTTGGTCTGGGCGTCGCCCTCTGGGGTGTCGCTCAGTGGTCCGTTCCCGCCGCGGCGGTCGCCGGAGGGTCGCTGCTCTTCGTCTTCGCTGTCATCGGCCGGAGGTTCTGACATGGGCCTGATCTCCTCTTTGGTAGACGGGTTCCGCGGCGGATTCCGCGCCGAGGGAGACCACACCGACGAGCGCTACTGGTCCGGCGACAACTCCGTCGGCACGGCGGCATCCGGCATCTACGTCGGGCCGACGACCGCGCTGCAGATTTCCTGCATCTGGCAGGCGGTCCGGCTCCGGGCCGAGACGAACGGTTCGCTCTCGCTGATCCTGTACCGGGAGCGCCCAGACGACGGGAAGGAGCGGGCCAGGGACCACTACCTGTGGCCGATCCTCCGGCGTCGGCCGAATCCCTTCCAGACGGCGCAGCAGTTCCGCGAGGTCATGACGGCGCACGCTCTTCTCTGGGGCGCCGGGTTCGCCGAGATCTACGAAGGCGTCGACTCGCCCGTGGCGGCTCTGGTGCCGATCCACCCGGAATGCGTCACCGTCGAACGGATCGCCGGGAACCGCGTCCGCTTCCTCGTTCGCACGCCTGGGGTCGCCGAACCTCGCACGCTGGTGCAAGAACAGATGTTCTGGCTGCAGGGCTTCGGCGTCGACGCCAGCATGCCGACGTCGGTCCTCCGCCTCGCCCGAGAGACGATCGGGCTCTGGCTCGCCCAGGAAAAGTTCTCGGCCCTCTACTTCTCGCAGGGCGCGCGTCCGAGCGTCTGGCTCTCCCACCCGGCCAAGCTCAGTGACAAGGCCTGGGCGCGGCTGCAAGAGCAGAAGCAGGCGCAGCTCGGCGGGCTGCGGAACGCCTGGCGGGTTCAGGTCGCCGAGGAGGGCATGCAGGTCAAAGAGCTCGGGTTCAACCCGAAAGACTCCCAGCTCGTCGAGGCCCGCGAGGCCATCGTGCTCGACGTCGCCCGCTGGTTCAACGTCCCCGAGCACATGCTGCGGGCCGGGAAGTCGCCCACCTACGCCTCGTCCGAGCAATTCGCGAAGGAGTTCGTCGACTACACCCTGCGCCCGGATTGCGTCCGCTGGGAGCAGTCGATCGCACGCGACCTGATTGCCGAAGAGGACGTGTTCGCCGAGTTCCTGCTCGACTCGCTGCTGCGCGGGAACTCGGTCGACCGGGCCAACTCCTACCGCGTCTACGTCGAAACCGGAATCATGACGCGCAACGAGATCCGACTTCGGGAGAACCTGAACCCGCTGGACGGGCTCGACGAGCCGCTGACGCCGCTCAACATGGACCGGACGAACGGCGCCGCCGCACCTGGCGCCGCGGCCACGCCGCCGCCGTCCGTCGAAGCGAAGGCCATCGCTCGCGCGCCTCGCCGTCTCGAGATGATCGCCGAGTCGGCCGCCCGGCACGTCGTGCGGCGCGAAATCCCATCGGTGCGCGATCGGGCCGTGAAGCTCGCCGGGAAGGTCGAGACCTGGAAAGCCTGGGTTGCCGATTTCTACCGCGAGCACGCCCTGTTCGTGGCCGAAGCTCTCCAGCTGGAGCTCGGCATCGCGCGCGCCTACGCCGAGCGCCACCGGGACGAGTTGCTGGCCGGAGGCATCGCCGTGCTCGAACAGTGGGAAACCGAAGCCGTCGCCGAGCTGACCGCCCTGGCGGTCGAGGAGGAACCGCATGCCTGACCGCCTGTCCCGTGTCCGCCGCGCCGTGTCCGAGCATCCCTGGGCGGTCATCCCCGAGACGCTCGACATCGTCCTCGAGGTGATCGAGCGGCGCATCTTCGGAGTCGACCTGTCCGCCGAGGAGAAGGCCTCCGCCGTCGCGGCCGCCCGCCGCGTCCAGGCGCCGGCCTCTGCTCCGGGCTCCATCGCCGTGATTCCGGTTTTCGGCGTCATGGCGAACCGGATGCACATGTTCGCCAACGTTTCCCAGGAGGGGACGTCGACCGAGGCCCTCACCCTGGCGCTCCGTCAGGCGGCGGCGGATCCGAGCGTCGCTGCCATCGTGCTCGACGTCGACAGTCCCGGCGGCTCGGTCTTCGGCGTCCAGGAGCTGGCCGACGCCGTCACTGCGGCGCGCGAGCGAAAGCCGGTCGTCGCGGTCGCCAACAGCCTCGCCGCCTCGGCCGCCTACTGGGTGGCCAGCCAGGCGGACGAGCTCGTGGTCGCTCCGGGCGGGCAGGTCGGCTCGATCGGCGTGCTCGCCGTGCACGACGACGTCTCGAAGGCGGCCGAGCTCGCCGGCGTGCGCCGGACCTACGTCACCGCCGGCAAGTACAAGGCCGAGGGGAACGCCTACGCCCCGCTCGACGACGAGGCGCGAAACCAGATGCAGCAGACGGTCGACGTCTACTTCGACCGGTTCGTACGCGCCGTCGCCGCTGGCCGGCGGGTCTCACTGACTGCTGTCCGCGAGCAGTTCGGCCAGGGTCGCCTCGTCGTTTCGAGCGACGCCGTCGCCCGCGGCATGGCCGACCGCGAGGAGACGCTTCAGCAGACGATAGACCGCCTGGTCTCCCGGCAGGAGAAGGCCTCGCGCGCGCCGCGCGCCGTTGGCGGCATGTCGCCCGTCTCCGCCCGCCTCCGCATCGCCGAGCTCGAAGGGGCTTGACACGGGGCGTAAGAGAGGCGAGGATTCCTGCATCGAGAGGTCCCCCGCCGGCTGATCGGTCGCTGGCCGACAGAGACGGGGGGCGACGCGGAACGACGCGACCTCGCAGAGGCGCGTGACCGTACGACACCAACGCTTGGTGTCCGACGGCACGCGCCTTTTCGCGTTCGATTCGGGCACCGGAGGAGAGATCCGATGTCCCGATTCCTCGCAGTCAAGCAGAAGCGAGCGAGCCTCCTGACCGAAGCGCGGGCGATCGCCGACAAGGGCGACGCCGCCACCGCCGAGGAGTCGGCCCGCCTCGAGGCAATCCTGGCCGAGGGCACCGGCGAGCTCGCCGCCCTCGACAAGGAGCTGGAGCGGTTCGCCGCTCTCCACGCCGCCGAGCGGACGGCCGTCGCCGTCCCGGACGGCTCCCCCATCATCGCCACGCCGGCCGCCGAGCGCGATCCGATGTGCGGGTTCGCCAACGCCGCGGAGTTCGCCCGCGCCGTCGTCTCCGCCTCCGTCCAGGGCGGGCGCGTCGACGAGCGTCTGCTGATCCGCAGCGATCGCCCGGCGATCGGCGCCGCGCCGACCGGCTACATGACCGAGGGCGGCGGCTCCGCCGGCGAGGGCTACGAGGTCCCGCCGCAGCTCGCCAGCGAGGTCTGGTCGGTTGCCTTCGCGCCGGACACCCTCGCCGCCCAGCTCAACCCGGAGCCGACCGACTCGAACGCCGTCGAGATCCAGGCCGACGAGTCGACGCCCTGGGGCGCGACCGGCGTCCATGCCTACTGGCGGACGGAAGGCGCCCAGCTCACCGCCAGCAAGGCCGCCGAGAAGAAGCGCCTGGTCAAGCTCGGCGAGCTCTACGCCTACGTTCTGGCCGAGGAAGAACTGCTCGAGGACGCTCCGCGCCTCTCGGCGCGCCTGACGACCGGCGCCGGCGCCGCGATCGCCTACAAGATCGGCGACGCGGCGTTCAACGGCAACGGAGTCGGCATCCCGCTCGGCTGGATGCAGGCGTCCTGCCTGGTGTCGGTGGCCAAGGAGTCGGGCCAGACCGCGGCGACCGTCGTCGCGGCCAACGTCGCCAAGATGTACGCCCGCAACATCAACCCCGGGCGCGGCATCTGGTTTGTGAACCAGGACGTTCTGCCGCAGCTGATGACGCTCTCGCTCAACAACAACCCGATCTGGATGCCGCCGGCGAGCGGCTTCGCCGGAGCTCCGGGCGGCTACCTGTTCGGGCGGCCGATCCAGTTCGCCGAGCAGTGCCAGACGGTCGGCACGCAGGGCGACATTCAGTTCGTCGACCTCGGCGGCTACTACAGCGCCGTGAAGCGCGGCGGGCCGAAGTTCGCCGAGTCGATGCACCTGTTCTTCGACTACAACCTGCGGGCGTTCCGCTGGATCGTCCGGTTCGGCGGGCAGCCGTTCCTGTCCGCCGCGGTCTCGCCGGCGAAGGGCTCCTCGACGCGCAGCCACTTCGTGGCGCTCGACACCCGCTCGTAAGGGCGCGAGCGACCGAGACAACCCCACGGACTGAGCAACGAAGGAGGCCAACCAGTGAACCCCAACGTCAAAGCGTCCGACCAGGTGACCCTGCTCGAGACGAAGAACCCCATCTCGCAGAGCGCTGCGACCGTCACCACTGGCTGGATCGCCGCGAAGAATTTCGCGGCCTACCTGGCCAAGCTCGCGGTCGGCGCGCTCGGCGCGTCGGCCACGGTCGACGCCAAGCTCGAGCAGGCCACCGACTCGTCCGGCACGTCGGCGAAGGACATCACCGGCAAGGCGATCACGCAGCTCACCAAGGCCGGCACCGACGACAACAAGCAGGTGCTCATCAACCTGCGGCCGGAGGAGCTCGACATCGCCAACTCGTTCACGCACTTTCGCCTGTCGATCACCGTCGGCACGGCAGCGTGCCTGATCCAGGCCGACGTCTTCGGCCTCGGCGCCCGCTACCAGCCGGCGACCCAGGCCACCACCGTCGACGAGGTCGTCGAGTAACTGAGCAGGAGCGGTCCCCGGGTCCCGGCGCCCTCCCTTCCGCCGGGACCCGGGCGACCGTTCCGCGCCTGCCATGGCTGTCCGAGTCCTGTCCCGCACGCCGTACCCCGGCCTGGTCTCCCTGGCCGCGGCGAAGGCCTACCTCGGGATCACCGACTCCACCTCCGACACCCTCCTGCAGTCGCTGATCGACGCCGTCTCGAACCTCTTCGAGGTTGAGATCGGGCGGCCGCTGCTGCGGCAGCAGTACGAGGAAACGCTGCCCGGCGAAGACCGTAAGCGCCTGCTCCTCTCCCGGTTTCCCATCGACCCGGATTCTGTCGCCGTCGAAATCAACGACGTAGCTGACACGACGTTCTCCGTCGAGGAGTCCTCGACCGGGACGCTCTACCGGGCGACGAGCTGGCCCTCGCGCTATCCCGCACTCGGCGAGGCCAGTCAATCCAACATCGCGGTGACCTATCGCGCCGGATGGGTTCCTCCGGATGCGCTACGCACCTGGTCGACGGGGCTCACGCTCGCTTCTGGCGCCTGGCTGCGGCCGAGCTCGCCGGCAAGCTCCCCGCTGCTCTTCGAGATCACCACGGCCGGCGCAAGCGGCAGCGGATCCGAGCCGACTTGGCCAACGACCGCGGGCGCAACGGTTGCCGTCGGCACAGCCACGGCAACCGCGCGTGACGCCGTCGAGGTGCCGAAGGCGATCGCGCTGATGGCGAGCTTCACCGTCTACATGATCTGGAAGGCGAAGGACCGGCAGCCAGGCATGACGTCGCTTTCGGCGGACGGGTTCTCGGCTTCCTGGTCGGCCGATGCCGCCTGGGCTGGCATTGCGATCCCGCCTCAGATCTCGGCCGCGCTGCAGGCGTGGAGGTCCATCGGGTGAGCGGCTTCGGCTCGATGGCTCGCGCTGTCGCCAACGTCGCGGTGCGCTTCTTCGGCGGGGACCGGGCGGTGACGCTGCGCCGCCGGCATTCGCTGAAGCTGCAATCGACCGGTGACCCGGTCTCGACGCTGCGGCTTGCCAGTCCGGCACTCGCCGGCGCCTCTTCGCTGGCGCTCAAGGGGTCGAGCGGAGGCAGCCTGCGCGGCACGCTCATCGCCGGGGCGCAGTTCACGATCGCCGGAGACGCGACGGTCTACACCGTCGGCGCCGACGTCGAGGCTTCGAACCTTGGCGCCCTGGCCGGGGTCTCGATTTCGCCCGTTCTCGCTGCTGGCGCGTCGGCCGATGCCGTCGTGACGATCACCACGCCCTACGCTGACCGCACGCTCTGGGCGCTCCGCGGCGAGGAAGAGGCCCAGCCGGACGAGCGCGGCCGGAAGTCCGTCGGCATCGCCTACCACCTGGTGGGCGACGACCTGACGCCGCCGGAGTTCGGCGATCTGATCGTCGACGGGTCCGAAACCTACGTCATCACCAGCGTGCGCCCGGTCTCGCCCGACGGGACGCCGGCGCGCTGGACGGTTCTTGTCGGAGCGGCGACCTGATGGCCGGCGGGCTCTCGCACACCCTCGATTTCTCCGACCTGGTCGACTTCGGCCGGCGATTTCCTGGGCTCGCGGTCGATCGTCTCGAGGAGCTGATGCGCGAGGCGCACCGCCAGCTGCACGCGCGGGTCGCCGAGCTCACGCGCGAGCTCTCGCCCAGCGGGACGAGCGACCGGCCGGGGCACAAGCACCTTCGGCCGAGCTGGCGCTCCGTCCCCGCGAACCCGGAAAGCGCGATCGCCTCGCTGCGTCCGACGCGCGTGGAGGCAACGGCTCCCCACGCCCGCGTGATCGACGCCGGCCGCCAGATGGCGAAAGCGCACCAGCGCCGCGGCAAGGGTGGCCGCAAACACTTCGTGCGCGCGCGAATGGTCGGCTCCGAGAAAGCTCCGCTCGGCGTCCGCGGGCCCGTTCTCCTCGCCATCCAGGCCGAGGAGGAGGAGATCCTGCGGCGCGCGGCGCAGAAGGTCATGGGGGACTGACGTGGGCGCCTGGGCCACCGAGCGCGAGGTGATCGGCACGCTGCTCGCGGGCTTCACGGCCGCGCCTCTGCTCTGGCCCAACAGCGAGCTCACTCCTCCGGATCCGACGACCGACCCGGACCCGCCGGCCGCCTACGTGGCCGCGGAGATCGAAACCGACCGGGCCGACCAAGCCGACTTCGGCGGCGGCGCGCAGGTCGAGGGCCGGATCGTCCTGGAGATCTGGGCGGAACGGAGGGCCGGCGACGGCACCGTGCGCTCCCTGGCCGATACGTTGGCCGCGCTCTTCGCCACCGGCGACTCGTCCGGCCTGTTCTTCCGCGAGGCGCGCCTGGGGCCGGCGGTGATCGCCGACGCCTGGTATGGACGCTCGCTCCAGATCCCATTCACCCGCTTCCGCGAGGGAGTCGCAACGTGAAGACCATCTACCTGCTCGCCGCCTGGGGGCAGTACCGCGCCGGAACGGCGCTCTCCGTGCTCGCCGAGCGCGAAGCGCCCGGCTCCGCCTCGGCCTACGTCGACGCCGTTCGGGCGCAGCAGCTGCTCGCCGACGGCCTCGCCAGCGACCAGCCGCCGGCGCGAAGCGCTGCACGCCCGGCGTTCCCGCCGGTCTCGAAGGAGGAGCCCTGATGGCCAAGCAAGTGCTGCGCGCCGTCCGCATGTACTACGCCGGGCTCGCGCTGGCGAGCAACGTCAACCAGGTGGAGGTCGCGGCGCAGGCGCCCGAGGTCTCGACGGACAACTTCGCGGGCGACGGATGGGCCGAGATGCTCTCCGGGGTGCTCACCAACACCATGACGTTCAGCGGCTTCTGGGGCGCTCCCGAGCCGGACGCCACGCTCTTCTCCCGGATCGGGAGCACCGATGCCGCGGCGTCCGTGATCCCGTTCCCGTCCGGGACCTCGACGAAGGACGAGGCCGGGGCGACCGTCACCAGCTTCAAGATCCCGGCTGCCGGCGACATCGCCTTCTTCTCGAAGGTGTCGCAGCTCTCCCACCAGGTGGGTGGAGCGATCGGGCAGGCCGCGAAGCTCCAGCTGAACCTGAAGGGCACCGACGCGCTCGTCCGCGGCAAGGTGCTCGAGTACCAGCAAGAGGTCGCCGCCACGGGCAACGGAACGCCGCTCCTGGTCGGTGCGACGTCGTCGACCCAGAAGCTCTATCTGGCCGTCCACGTCTTCCGCACGCAGGGCACCGGCGAGACGCTGGACCTGGTGCTCCAGTCCGACGACCTGGTCGGCTTCGGCTCGGCGACGACCCGCATCACGGTCCCGCAGTTCTCCGACGTCGGCTTCTACTTCGGCTCGATCGCCGGGCCGGTTACCGACACCTACTACCGCCTGGCGCGGACGATCGCCGGCACCTCGCCGAAGTTCGATTACGTCGCCTGCATCGGGATCTTCTGACAAGGAGCCACCACCACCATGGCCAAGATCGTCGTCAAGAATCAGTTCCTGTCGCTCGGCGGCACGGAGTACAGCGCCCAGATCAAGGGCGCGACGCTCACCATCAACGCGCCCGAAGTCGACGTCACCAACATGGATGGCAACGGCTGGGCGGAGCTGCTCTCCGGCATCCTGAAGGCGCAACTGCAGATCGACTTCGTGAAGGACGCCGACCTCAGCGGCCTCGACGCCGCCGTCTGGGCGGTCCTCACCCACGCGACCACGAACACGATGGCGTTCGTCCTGAAGCTGCAGGACGCCGCCGTCGCCGCCAGCAACCCGTCGTTCTCGGGCACCATCCTGGTCAACAACTGGGCGCCGATCTCCGGCTCCGTCGGGCAGGCCTTCGGCGGCTCGATCACGTTCCCGGTGACCGGGGCGATTTCCCGCGCCACGTCGTAACCAGCGGCGATCGACCGCGACAACAGAAGGGGGCACATGCGCACGAACCTGCAGGCCGCCAACCGCTTCGCCGCCGTCTCCGACGTTCGGCACGTCCCGGACCCGTGGGGGCTCGGCGTCACGTTCTGGGTCGTCCGAGACGGCGCCCAACGCCTCGAGCGTTGGCGGCGTGAGCGCCTCGCGGCCAATCCGCTCGCCCGGCTGATGGCCGAGACGGCGATGAAGTTGCAGTTCGAGCGGGCCTGCGCTGGCGGCGCGCTGTCGCCCGAGCAGGAGGCCGCAATCGTCAAGGCCAACGCCGCGGCGATCGAGTTCTCGCCCGACCAGCTCGACAAGATGGGCGAGGAAGCGCTGCTCGACGTCGTCCAGCGCATCGCCGGCTGGGAGGGGCTCACGACGCCCGAAGGAGAGGTGATCCCGTTCTCGGCCGACGCCGCGCGCGAGCTGCTGTCGACGGAAGACCTCGAGGTCCCGTCCGACGAGGAGTACGGCGGACAGAGCCTCGGGCTGGCGCTGCGCGCGTTCGTGCTGACCGAAAGCCGGCGGGCGGAGTCGTACCGCTCCGCCGTCGTCGAGGGCGCCGCGGGAAACTGACCGAGGTCGTCCGGTGGCAGCGAACGAAACTCGCCAAGCTGGACGACCTCGACCGCGAGCAGTTGCGGGCCGAAATGGAAAGGCTGGCCGCGGAAGACGCCGCGGCTGGCCGCGTGCGCACCTGGGGCGAGCGCATCGGCGAGGCGCTGCACGAAACCGAACCGGTTCCGGAGCCGTGGCCGGAGCTCTCGCCCGTGCTGCGGATCTACCGCCGGCTGGGGCACGACGCGAATGGCTCGACGCTCTACACCGACCGCTCGCAGGCGTTGCGCGACGAGGGGGTCACGGAACCGGGGGAGCGCGACGCCTGGCACTGCCTGTGGGATGCGATCGACGACGAGCTGGCGCGGCTGCAGCGGGCGGAGTTCGAGGAAATCCGGCGGAAGGCTGAGGAGCGCTGAGAGTGCAGACCAACATCGGCATCGGGCTGGCGACGAAGGCGTCCGACCTCGCGCAAGCGCAGGAAGGGTTCCAGCGTCTCGGCCTGTCCGCCGATGAAGCCGGGCGCCGCGTCCAGGCGATCGCCGAGAGCGCCAAGACGACCGGCGGCAAGGTCGAGTCGGCGCTGGTCTCGGCCGTGGCCTCGGTCAACCGCTTCGCCACTGCGGCCGAGGCTGGGAGCTCCCGCGCCGGTCGCGCTGGCGAGCAGGCCGCTCTCCAGGTGGAACGACTCCAGCAGGCCATCGAAGACGCGCGGGCGACGGGCGCCCCGGTCTCGGACGAGGCGATCGCCACCCTGAAGCAGCTCGACACCCAGCTGGACAAGAACGTCCAGCGGGTCGGCGAAATGAAGCGGGTGCAGGAGGACACCAAGCGGGCGATCGACGATGCCACCCGGGCGCAGGGCGGGCTCGGCCAGGGCATCACGACGACCTCCGACCTGCTCGGCGTCTTCAACAACCGCTGGGAGCAGATGGCGCTGCGGATCGGCGTCGGAATCGGCGCCGTGCACGTCGCCGCCGGAGCGCTCCGCGAGTTTTCGAGCGGCGTCGCGGAAGTCGCCTCGTCGCTCGGCGCCAACGACGAGGCCGTTTCCCGCTTCAAGCGGGACATGGACCAGGTCGTCGCCATCATGGAGAACCCGCTGCGGATCTTCGGGCTGATCGTCTCGAAGAGCCGCGAGGCGATCGCGGCAATGGCCGAGACGGCGGTTGGCTCCGGGGCCGAGGTTTCGGCCGAGCTCGCCGCTCGGAACGCGGCGGGAGCGCAGAGTGGGATCGAGATGCTCGAGCGCCGCCGCGCCATGATGCGCGACGTCCTGGGCGACTCCGAAGCTCTCGCCGATGCCTCGCGGGACCTCCTGTCCGTCTGGGCGAGCCTGGGCGACTCCGGGCGCAACAACTCCGCCGCCATGGCGGCGATCTTTCAGAAGGCGCTCGAGATCGAGGCTGGGCTGCAGCGCACCGGCCAGACCGGGTCCAAGGCATGGCGGGACCTGGCCGCAGCGGCGAGCGCCTACTCCGAGCAGCAGAAGGCGCAGGCAAAGGCCGAGCGCGACGCCGAGCAGGAGCGAACGCGGGCCTCGGAGGAAGCTCGCCGGGCGCAGCAGCAGCTCGCCGAGCATTGGCGCCAGGTCGCTGCCGAGTCGGCATCAATTCTCACCAAGCAGCGCGAAGACCTCGAGCGAGTTGCGGCGAAGTGGCGGGACTACTTCGCGTCGATCGCTCCCGGGCGGCAGGTCATGCGGGGGTTCCAAGCTGACCTCGAGGACGCTGCCAAGGCGTTGAAGGCTGTGGAAGCGGGTCTGCTGTCGCCCGACACGTTCTCGGCGGACCTGGCTGCGAAGTCGTCCGCCTACAGCGCGGCGATGCAGAAGGCCGCCGAAGAGGTGCTGAAGCAGTTCAAGGGGCTGGATCCGACCGCCGGCCAGGCGCCTGCTTCGTCGACCGCCCAGGCCGAGCAGATCCTGAAGCGCCTGCGAGAAGCGAATGCCGAGCGCGAGAAGTTCGAGCGCATGGGTGGCCTCGGCCGCGCGCTGCAAGAGGGCCTGTACGGGGCGAACGACCAGCTCTCGCTTGCCGTAGCCGGCATCGGCCGAATGATCGAAGGCCTGGCGCAGGCCAAGGTCGCAGCGGATGCCATCGGGCAGTCCGAGGGCTGGGCCATGATGGCTCAGGGTCTCTCCGCGGTGGCGCAGGCGTCCGGGCTCCTCTCGCAGAACGTCACTTCGGGCGGGTTCGGCGCGCGCGGGGAAGGGAACTACGCATCGGAGGGTTCCGCGGCCGGCGCCGTGATCGGGGCTGTTATCGGCGCCATCATCGGGAACGCCGGCGGGGCGCAAGCGGGCATGGCGATCGGCTCGGCCGCCGGCGGCATCCTCGGATCGTTTATCCAGAAGGGAGCGGAAGAGGCCCTCGCGACCTCCGTCGACGGGGTCAACGGCATCGCGCTGATGGTCACCAAGAGCGAGGGCGGCCTGGGTCGCGTGATCTCGGAGATCGGCTACACCATCAACGAGGCCCTCCTCGGGATCATGGACGTGCTCGGCGGAGCGATCGAGGACCTGCCCGAGGTCTCCGCCAAGGTCCGCGACGGGATCATCACCATCGTGGTTGGTGGGGTGAAGGGCAAGTTCAAGGAGATGGACGACGCGATCGGTTTCGCGGTGACCGAGCTCCTGAAGCAGGGCGACATCACCGGGATGACCGACACGATCCGCAAGATCTTGTCGCAGACCGCTGCTCCCGACATCAACGCTCTGACGCGCGACCTCGAATTCGGGCAATGGTACGACCGCCTGGGGCTCGACGAAGCCGCGACGCAGTTCCTCGACGCGATGACCGCATTCCGGTCTCGTCTGCGGCAGGCCATCCAGTTCGGTCTCGACACCGAGCCGATCTACAGCCAGCTGGGGCGAGACCTGTCGCAGATCCGCGACCAGATTCTCGGCATCAACGAGTCCGAGGAGGAGCGGATCCGCCGGCAGGCTGCCTCCTACAACGCGCAGGCCGTGCTGTTCCTCGCCGAGCAGGAGGCGAAGAAGGCCGACCTCGAGATCCAGAAGGCTGCGCTCACCGCCAAGGTCGAGCTGTTGCGGGCCGAATCCGGCCTGACCCAGGAGAGCATCGGCATCGCCGAAGCCGAGGCCCGCCTGAAGCGATCGCGGATCGCAATCGACGCCGAGTACGTCGGCGCCGGTTACCAGATCCTCGACGCCGAATACGATCTCTACGAGAACAAGCTCGGCCTCGAGCTCGGGGCAATCAACACCCTCGCCCAGGCTCTCTACCAGCTCGGCGCGGTGACCGACGCCATCGCAGCGATCGACGACATCCTGGCCAACATCCAGCTTATCTCGCCGGGCGACATCGACGCGGCGATCGGTCGGATCGGGTCGGGCTCCGGCCCGTCCGGTGGCTTCAGCGGGCCGAGCGCTGCCGACCAGCTCGGGGACTTCAACAAGCAGATGGCCGACCTGCGCCGCGAGTCGATGCCCGACCTGCTGCGGCGCCTGGCCGATCTTCGCGACAAGTTCGCCGACCTGCGGGCGACCGCCGTCGAGCTCGGGCAGTCGACCGAAGAGCTCGACCGGATCGAGCAGCAGCGCCTCGACGCGCTCGACGCAGAAATCGCCGCGCAGATCCGCTCCCGCACGCGCGGTTCGAGCGACTCCGCCGGCTGGCAGACCCAGCTCGACGAGATCTCGAACTGGCTGGCCGACACCGTCGACTATCTGATGGCGCGCGGCGAGGATACGGCCGCTGCGGTCGCCGCCTACCAGGCGCAGCTTGCCGAGCTGCGGGATTCCATCCTCTCGTCGCTGTCGCCGACGTTCGCCCTGCAGAAGCGATTCTCCGACCTGGCCAAGACGCTCGACTGGGTCACCCAGAACGCCGCCGCGCTCGGCATCACCGAAGAGGAACTGGCTCAGATCCGTTCGGAGATGGGCAACACGATGTTCCTCGACCTCGCCGAACGCATGGCACGGGCGATCGGCGACGAGCAGGCGCTGGCGGCGCTGCAGAAGCTCCGCTGGCAGATGGAGCTGATCCAGTACCAGCTTGAGGTCGAACGACTCGCCGCCCTCGGCCTGCTCACGCAAGAGCAGATCGACATGCTCTACGCACTGCTCGGGCAGGCGCTGCTGTTCGATCCGACCACCACGACGGGCGGAGACCTGACGCCGGAAGAGGCAGCCTACTGGGCGGCGATCCGGCAGCAGGAGGCGGCCGACATGATGGCCGAGGCGGCGCGGCGGATGCAGGACGCGGTGGACGCGCTGATCGACTTCCAGCGGTCGCTGTTCCTGTCCGACCTGTCCCCGCTCACGCCGCAGCAGCGCCTCGACGAGGCGACCCAGCAGGCGCAATCGCTGGTGAATCAGATCCTCGCCATGGGCCCGAACGACACCCGCCGGCCGGAGCTCATGCAGCAGCTCCCGGACCTGCTGCGGGCCTACCTGACCGAGCTGGGCGCGGTCTGGGGCACGGCGACCCCGCAGTACGCGGCCGGCTTCGCCTGGGTGAATTCGATCCTTAACCAGCTCACCGGAGGGAACGTCGTCGCGTTCCCCGGCGGCTACGGTGGAGGGACGGCATTCCCGCCGATCGACCCGCCGATCGGTACGGGGACCATCGGCCGCAATCCGACCGGCGCCCTCTACACGTTCCCGACGGCATCGCGCGGCGGAGCCGCCGACGTCGAGCAGCGCCTGCAGCGCTCGAACGATCTGCTCGACCGGGCGGTCCGCGTGCTCGAGTCGATCGACCGCAAGACGTCCGACGCCGCCACCTCGGCGCGTCGGGCTGCGGCCGGAGCGATGCGATGACCGCGCAGGCCGACTTCCTCGCCGATCCGAAGCGCCAGGAAATCTGGCTTGCCGAGCTCTACCCCTACGACTCCGGCTCGGGCTCGACCGTGACGCTCTACTACTCCACCGGCGAGTACGGCACCCTCCCGACCGAATCGCCGGCCAGCCAGGGCTACCGGGCGCAGCTCGTCCAGGCCTGGAACGTCGCGCTCGACGCGCAGGCGCCCGGCACTGTCGGCGTCCTCCCGGACGTGCGGGGCGGCGAGCTTCGGCTCGGCTCGCGCTTCGGCGACCTCGACACGCTGGCGAACTACGACTGGGACGGACGACGGGTCGTCATCAAGCTCACTGGCACCTACAACGGCGGGCAGCGCCTGGCGCATGCGGACGCGCTCGTCGTCTTCGACGGCCAGGCGGACCAACTCCTGGTCGGCCTCGACGAGTGCATCCTGCGGCTCCGCGACCCGGAAACGAGCTGGAGCGATCCCATCGAGAGCCGCCGATTCAGCGGCTCTTCGTGGATGCTCGACTTCGGCGCGGGAGACGTCATCACGCTCGGCACGCCCGCAAAGCTCAACGTCACCGGCGACCTGACGATTCAGGCTCGGCTTCGACTGTCGTCGGTGTCCGCGCAGAACAAGGTGATTTCCTGGCGCAACACGGCGACGACCTATCCGTTCTTGTTGGCCACGGCCGCGACGACTCCAACCCTGGTCTATCGCAACAGTGCTCTGGCTGGCGCAGTCACGTCCAGCGGATCGCTTCCAATTGACACTTGGTGCACGGTCGCCTTCACCGTCACCGGTTCGTCGCTCAAGCTCTACGCCTGGCGCGAAGACACCGGCGCCTCCGTTCTGGTGGAGTCCTTCACGCTTTCGAGCTCGACTCACCCAAGCGGCGACGGGAATCTGCGGATCGGCGAGGACAACTCTGCCACCTCGCCGGGTATGCAGCTCGACTGGCTCAGGGCCTGGAACGTCGTCAAGACCCAGGACGAGCTCGACGACCTGCGCATGCGCCAGCTCTCGGACGCGGAAGAGGCCGACGCCAGCTGCCTCGCCTCCTACCGGGCCGAAACGGGCTCGGGCACGACGCTCACCGACTCGTCCGGCACGCCCGCCAACGGGACGATCTCCGGATGCGACTGGCGCCCGTCGCTCGAGGGCGGAGCGGACCTCGAAGGGAAGACCAAGCCCAACGTCTTCGGGGCGGTCGAGGGCGCGAGCCCAGTGCTCGTCTACCCGGCAACGCAGATCTACGCGGTGCACGCCGCCAACGTGTCGGCGATCGACGCCGTTCGCGAGGGCGGAAACTCCATCACCCTGGGCACCGCCTACACCAACCTTTTGACCTTCCTGGCGGCTACGACGACGGCCGGGAAGTTCGACAGCCTCATCACGGCCGGCGGCAGCTACATCCGCCTGGGAACCAACCCGTCGAAGCCGATCACCGTCGACGTCCGGGGCGACGCCTCGGGCTCCGGCTACGTCTCGACGGCCGGGGCGCTCGTTCGCCGCATCGTGACCACGCGCGGGCTTTCGCCTCTCACCGACCCGACGGACCTCGACACCACCTCGTTCTCCGATCTCGACACGGCAAACAGCGCCGTCTGCGGGCACTTCGTCGCCTGCGACGAGACGGCGACGATCCGCGACGTTGTCGACGCCCTGCTGGGCTCGGTCGGGGCCGTCGCCTACTTCGCGCGGGGAACGCGCAAGCTCACCGTAAAGCGCTTCGAGGCGGTGTCGGGCTCGTCTTCCGTGACGCTCGACGAGAACGACATCCCGAAGCTTGAGCCGGTGTCGGTCGAGCTACCCGTCTGGAAGGTGACAGTGCGCTACCGCCGGAACTGGACGACGCTGTCTTCTGACCAGCTCGCCGGCGCCATCGTCGGGACCTCGGGCGAGCAGTTCTACCGCGAGGAATGGCGCTCGGTGACCCGGTCGAATCCGGCCGTCAAGACCAGGCACGCGCGGGCGCGCGAGATCACGATCGACTCCGACCTGACGACGCTCGCCGCGGCGACCGCCGAGGCCGTCCGCCTGCTCGCGCTCTACGGAACCGAGCACCGGTCGCTGCGGGTCGTCGCGTCGTCCTCGGCCGCGCAGCTCGACCGGTTCGGTCTGGTGACAGTGAAGTACTCCGATCTCACGGTCAAGGGCGCAACGCAGACCCGCCTCGGGCTCGGCTCGTCCGGTCTGCTTTTCCGGGTGCTCGGAATCGCCGGCTCGCAAGCCGACGGGACCGAGACGCTCACGGTGTGGAGATAGGGTGGCCAATAAACTCGCTCTGATCGGGCTTCCCAACGCCATCGGCCAATCCGGTGTGACGATCACCGGCGGAACGACCGCGGCCACCGGCATGCCGCTCACCAACCTGGCGACCGAGGAGCCGTCGGACCTCTGCCGGCTCGAGACGGTCGACCCGTCGAAAACTTGGTGGCGCGCTGAGCTCGCCTACCCGATCGGCGGCGACGGCTACAACTGGCCGATCCGTGGAATCGGGCTCGCGAATCACAACCTCGAGCGGGTGTCGGAATACCGCGTGCGAGTCTTCGCCCACGGCGACAGCTCTTCGATTCAGGTGCTGCCGCCGAACGCAATCGCCCTTTCGTCGGGATGGAGCGGAGCGGTCACCGACATCGACGACGACCCGTTCGCGCCTGACGGCACGGCCGGGACGATCTCGACGGCTAGCGGCTACGTCCTCCTTGACTTTGCCACGCCGACCAGTTGGGTCACCGGGGCGAAGCGCCACGTCGTCGTCATTCGCGCCAAGGCCTCGAGCGCCAAGGGATGCACCTTCTCCGCCTACGCTTGCGAGTCCGGCGCCCAGCGCGTGACGCTCGGCACCGGCCAGCAGCTCGGCTCGAGCTATCGCAACTACGTCTTCACCTTCGACCCGGCGACCGTGACCGCGGCCGCCAACTTCCAGGTGAAGATCGTCGGCACCGGAGACGTTGGAACCGGCGGAAAAACGCTGTTGATCGACGCCGTGCAGTGGCAGGCCGACGTGACGACCGCGACGCCGGTCGGCGACAGCGGCTGGCTAAGCGTCCCGGCGCCGGCGAAGGACTCCACCTTTGGATCGACCTACCCGGACGAGATCGGCCTCGAGCCAAGTGCGTCGCTTGGGCATCTGTTCAGCGCCGACAATGCGGGCGGAGTCGTCGAAGTGATGGTCCGCAATCTGCGCGTCGAAGCCGACATGAGCTACGTCGCAGCGTCGGCGTCTTCCGGCTACACCCAAGCGGGCTGCCTGGTCGCCGGCCCTGCCCTGCAGCCGACCTACGCGCCGGTGCTCGGCGACGTGCTCGCGGTGCGAGATCCAAGCTCGAAGGCACAGACGCTCGGCGGCGCGGACTACGGATCGTCGCGGCGCCGTCGTCGAATCGCTCCGGTTCGCCTCGCCGCCCTGAGCGCCGCGGAGGGCTGGGGCCTCTTCGAGCGGCTCGACTGGATCATCGGCACGCGAGCCGCGTTCCTCGTGGTGCTCTTCCCCGAGGCGACCGATCAGAGCCTCCGCCTCGGCACCTTCTGGGCGACGCTCGACGAGCCGTCCATGCTGGCATCGTCGCAGGCGCGTAGCAAGTTCTCGAAACAGTACACCTTCGTGGAGAAGCTCTGATGCGTTGGCGCGTTGCGATTTCGCTGCTAGTCCCGTTGCTGCTCGCCGCTCCTGCCGCAGCTCAGGAGCGCGGCCTGATCGCCAATATGGGGAGCTGCAGCGCGCGCGCGCCGCGCCTCTGGCTCGCTCTCGACGCCGCGACGGCGACCGACTGCGCGACCGGGTCCGGTAGCTCGCAGGTGCTCTGCCTGTGCGCTGGCGGGGCGTGGTCGGCTCTCGGGACGGCTTTGCTGCCGTCCCACCTCGCGGCCTACTCGCCCGACAGGCCGCCGACCTCGTGCGCGACGTGCGACGAGTTCG